CGACCATTGAGGTCGATGGCGAAGAGATAACCATTGAGGAGCTGCGCAGCGGACACCTCCGGCAGAAGGACTACACACGCAAAACTCAGGAGCTCGCCGAAAACCGAAAGGCTATGGAAGCGCAGTATCAGGAGATTGAGCGTGAGCGTGCTGAATATGCGCAACTACTGCCGGCAATGGCAGAGCGCATCCAACAGGCAGCGGAACAGGAGCCTGACTGGGACACTCTGTATGACACAGACCCCGTAATGGCAGCGAAGGCGGAACGTCAGTGGCGGAAGGAACAGGAGGGGCGCACCGCGCAACTTCAGGCCGTCCAAGCTGAGCAGCAAAGAATGCAACAGATTGCAGCGCAGAAGCAAGAGCAGATGCAGCAATCGTATTTGGAGCAGCAGCGTCATATCTTGCCTGACATCATACCCGAGTGGCGTGACAGTAAAGTCGCAGCCACGGAAGCAACCCAGATCCGGGACTTCCTGCTCGGCGAAGGTTTCAGCGAGCAGGACGTTAGCGGGATGTCAAATGCAACGCTTGTGAAGCTAGCAAGGAAAGCCATGTTATATGATCGTGGAGAAACGCGGGCCAACGAGGTTAAAGCTAAACCTAAGAAGTCGCGCGCCAAGACATTGAAATCGGGTTCCAGAGCGTCACAGCCTAAACGCACCTCAGCAGCACAGGAAGCGCAGAACCGCGCACGAAAAACTGGTCGCGTCAACGACGCCGCGGCCGCAATTAAAGCCTTGCTATAGGAGCATAAACTATGACTATCATTGCAAACACCTTTACGTCTTTTGACGCCAAGGGTATCCGAGAAGAATTAGCTAATGTTATCAGTAACATAGCCCCAGAAGAAACACCTTTCACATCCAACGTCGGCTCCGAAAATGTGTCGAACACATTTTTTGAGTGGCAGGTTGATGACTTGTCTGCTGTTGACACCACTGCGATTATTGACGGCGACGATGTTGCATCGTTTGACGCCACTACCGCCACCGTCCGCGTGGGTAACTACACACAGATCCGTCGTCGCAGCATGATTATTGCTGACAACCTCGGCTTCCAAGACTTGGCTGGCCGCAACGATGAAGTTGCATATCAGCTCGCCAAGCGCGGCAAGGAGATAAAGCGCGATTTGGAAACAATCTACACAGGCAACACAGCCCGTTCCGCCGGTTCAGCTTCCGCTGGTCGCGTAACTGCTGGTTTGGGTGCGTGGGTTGCAACCAACGTCAACAAAGCTGGAGACGGTACTAACCCGACTGCGGCAGACGGCTCCGACGCCCGTAACGACGGCACGCAGCGTGACTTCACAGAAGCCATGCTCAAAGACGTGATGCAGCAGGCGTACACATCCGGCGGCAACCCATCCATGCTGATGGTTGGCCCGTTCAACAAAACGGTCGTGTCCGGCTTTGCTGGTATTGCGGCTCAGCGCTACCAAGCACCATCTGATGGCCCAACAACCATCATCGGTGCAGCTGACGTTTATCTGTCAGATTTTGGCGCCTTAACCGTTGTTCCTAATAGGTTTTCTCGGGAACGGGACGCATGGTGCCTAGACACTGAGTACGCGTCAGTCGCAACTCTGCGTCCGATCCAAGCCGTGGATCTTGCCAAAACAGGCGACGCTGAGAAGAAAATGCTCATCTGCGAAACCGGCCTCAAGGTATCCAACGAAAAGGCTCACGGCCTGATCGCTGACTTGAACGTATCGTAAATATGGTGGGGCGGCTTCGGTCGCCCCATTACTCTGGAGGGTAAGATGAAAAGACTTTTTAGCCGCGACGAGGCGACAGGGATTACGAAATTTTGGCACGTCAAAGCCAATGGCGAATATGTCATTGAGACCGTGCAGGACAGCACAAAGATCATCGAAGCAAACAAGCGCTCGTATAACGACGTGTCGGGTAAATTCGGAGAACACGCCAAGGTGGCCTCCATCCCGCTTTCCGTGTATTATGAGTTGAAGAGGCAGGGGATCGCTGACGATCCCAAGGCGCTGCGCAAGTGGCTCAACCAGTCGGAAAATCAGGCGTTTCGCACGCGAGAAGGTACACTGTAATGGCGATCACAACGTATGACGAGCTCAAGGCATCTATTGCCAACTGGCTAAACAGAGACGACCTGACGGCGGTCATACCGGATTTTATTGCGCTGGCTGAGAGCAGCATCGACCGTGACCTGCGGCACTATAAGATGGTGCAGCGCGCCGACGCCACGCTAGACAGCCGCTATGTGCAAGTGCCGGAAGACTGGGTGCAAACAATGCGCTTCACAATCACGTCTGGCAACACGTTCCGCATCGAGGCAACGTCAATCGACGACTTGGCCCAGCTGCGCCAGCAGAACAACGACCAAAGCGGCCGGCCTCGCCTCTACGCTAATGTCGGACACGAGATCGAGGTGTTCCCAACGCCAGACACCGAGTACCAGATGCAGCTGATGTATTTCGGCAAGACGCCGGCGCTGAGCGCCACTAACTCATACAACTGGCTGTTGCAGGACGCGCCAGATGTTTATCTGTATGGCGCACTTGTGCAGTCTGCCCCGTATTTGAACGATGACGTTCGGACGCAGGTGTGGGCGTCGCTATACTCGAACGCAGTACAGTCGCTGCAAAAGTCGTCTGACGAAACAAGATCCGCCGGCTCGGGCCTCCGAATGCGGACGTCTGGCTATTAAAACAATATTGGTGTATGATTGCGCCAGATATATCTAACAGGAGAAATCCATGTCACTTACTAACGCTTTCGAGACGCACACGCTCGAATACTTACTCACCACAGGCAGCGTGACCCGTCCGACGAATTGGTACATTGGCCTGTTCACTTCCGACCCGACTGATACCGGCGCCGCTGGCACTGAAGTCGCTGGCAACGGCTACGCGCGAACAGCAGTGACATTCTCCGTCACAAACGATGTCGCTTCTAATACTGCCGGCGTTGAGTTCCCTGCGGCCACTGGCGGCAATTGGGGTACAATCGGATGGATTGGCGTCATGGACGCAGCTTCAAGCGGAAACATGATAATCCACTCTGCGCTTACAACTGCCAAGGCGATCAACGACGGCGATGTATTCCGCATCCCGACTGGCGACCTTGACATCACGGCCAGCTAATGGCGCTGCGCTCCACATATAGCTCGGGAGTTTTTAACTCCGGGCTATACGGCGAGCCTGAGACGACGCAGGCTGCGGCTTCCGCGTCTATCGGAGTTTCCGCCGCAGCGAGCGCAGTAACTGTTGTCAGCGCATCCGCATCCGCAGCCATAGCCGTCAGCTCCTCCCAGCCGACTGCCATTCGAGTTGCAGATGCAGCGGCAGACATTAGCCTCGGCGGCATCGCTAGCGTGTCTGCGATTAAATACGAAGTCATCCCCGGCTTCCGCCCCGGATACGGTCGCAATACTTTCGGCTCCTATATTTACGGCAAGAATATCAGCATCGAGGAAGGTGCAGCTGCAACGGCGATTAGCGTCAGCGCAACGGCTTCTGCGCAAGTCACGCGGAATGTTTCGGCGGCTACAGCTATCGCTATTACCACAACATCAAACGCGGTTATTGATGTTGTCGGGGCTGCAACCCCAACTGTTTCAATATCCACGGATATAGTGTATAACCGTGTCAGACTAATGGCGGCAGCGGATAGGTTTGACATTGTGCAAAGCGTCTCAGCCCGTTACAAGTGGCTTGAGGCAGCAGAGCCGACAACAAGCTGGACAGAGGCAGATTACTTAGAGAGGGCCGCGTAATGGCTGATGGAACTACAACAAACTATGGCTGGGTCCAGCCGGAAGTCGGCGCATCCGAGGATACTTGGGGAACCAAGCTCAACGCAAACTGGAGCGCTGTTGACACGCTTCTTGGCGGCGTTACCAATACGGAATTTGAAATTCTTGACGGCGCCGTTATTTCAACAGCAGAGCTCAATTACTTAGATGGCGTTACATCGGCCATTCAACCGCAGCTAAATGCCGCTGCAACAACTGGCAAAGCCATCGCAATGGCGATTGTATTCGGTTAATAGGAGAAAACCATGACCGCCCCAAACGTAGTAAATGTCTCCACTATCACTGCCAAGTCGGCAATGGTGGCTTTAAGTTCAACATCCGCGACTTCGGTCGTTAGCAACGCTGCATCCAGCGGCAAGGTTTTCAAGATCAACATGATCCAGATTGCCAATGTCGATGGCACAAATGCCTGTGACGTGACTGTGGATATGCACAGCGCAGCATCTGGCGGCGGCACAGCTTACTCTCTGGTTGCAACTGCATCTGTCCCGGCTGACGCATCGCTGATTGCTGTTGACAAGAACACAGCTCTTTATCTTGAGGAAGATCGCTCTATCACCGTCACTGCTGGCACAGCAAACGACTTGGAAGTTATCGTAAGCTACGAAGAGATCAGCTAATGCGCTTTATTGGTAACGCCCCTGTAGATGGTGAAGTTCGTGCTATCGCCTCTGGTGCGTTAGCCAATGGAGAAGCTGTTATTGTGAATAGCGATGGGACTGTTGGTGCTATTGACCCCAGTGGAAGTTCTACAAGCATTACTCAGGCAGTAGGTACGCAAGTTACGTTTTTGACGGGCAATCAAATAAATAAAAGTGAAGTTGCGTATGACACTAACGAGGGGCGTGTTGTAATATGCTACAGGGACGATGCAACAAATTACGGGGTCACAGTAGTTGGGCAGATTTCTGGAACATCTTTAACCTTTGGCACTCCTGTTGTTTGGAATAGCTCTAGCACTGATAATATTTCATGTATCTTTGACAGCAGCACAGGCAAAATTGTTGTGGGCGGTCAGTCTGCTGGGAATAGCTATTACCAAATTGCTAAAGTAGGGCAGGTCAGTGGAAGCTCTATCAGCTTTGGCTCCGCAGCTACTACGGGTGATAGGGGTACTGGTTACAACACCATATTCCATTTATCTGCTGGTAAAGTAGTGTCAATCACTGAAAAATCTGGTGGCGGCTGGGCAGGTTCTGTTGGTACAATTTCTGGAAATTCTATCAGCTTTGGTACTCTCACTGGTTTCTTTCCGTCTGGTGCTTATGCGTATTTTAGAGGTTGTGCTATTGGCAGTACAGGCGAAATTTTAATTACTTGTGTAAATCAAGGTTTTGGTAGAGCAGTGGCACTGCCGGGTTCGGTCAGTGGCAATTCAATTATTTGGGGTTCAGAGACTACTTTCTTCAACGGTAATCCCGGTGATCCGTTCCCCCCTGTGTTTGACGCTGTTTCTGGAAAGGCATTTATAGCTTTTAGGGACGATACAGGAAGCCCTGCGGCAGTAAAAGGTATAGCGGCAACAGTAAGCAGCAGCGGAGTAGGAGCTAATCCGACTGTGAGTTTTGGATCAATCGCAAGCTCTGGGAGCAATGGCTACGGCCCTAGATCAGCCTACAACAGTGACGCCAGTAAAATTGCCGTAACATATGTAGCACAAGGTAACCCTCAAAAACTAAGGGTGGTTACGATCTCAGGTACAACGGTTACGTTTGGGTCAGAGGTTTCTTTGTCCACCGCTGATGGTGGCAGCTCAGGCATTGGGTCGATTGAAGGCGAAGGAAAATTTGTCATCTCTAGGACAGGTGATACTTATAACACTGCCGTTGGACAGGTTTTCAGACCAGCTTATACTGCGATTGGTACAAACTTAACTACAGAAAACTTCATAGGCTTTTCAAATGGTGTGTACCCCAATACAGGCAAAGCAGTAATTAACTCAACCTGCACAGTAGATAAGAACCAATCAGGCTTAACCGCTGGTCAGACTTACTATGTGCAGACTGACGGCACGTTGGGTACAACCCCTGCTGATCCGTCTGTATTGGCTGGAACGGCCATCTCTTCTAACTCTATTATCGTGAAAGGGTAACTCCCATGAGGACCATCGTTGAAACGTCAAGCGGCTTGTCAAAGTACCTGCTTGCAGATGACGTGACCATCACTGCTACTGCTGACAACATCACAGTGGGTGATCCTGCACAGTTCATCATTGGCGACTTGAACAGCACCACAGTGACCGTCACTGACAACGTTACAAACGCCCCAGCCGATTGGACCGGCAACAAGTATTTCTTTGACGGCACTACATGGACGTTGAACCCTGATTGGGTAGACCCAACACTTGACGACGAGGAATAAACAATATGCGCATCATTGGTAACGCTGGAAAAGCGAGAGAAGTACAGGCCGTTGCCAGTGGTGCGTTGTCCACAGGTGATGCTGTTGTTGTGAACAGTGATGGGACTGTGAGTGCGGCGGCTTTAGAAAACGTTACTCAAGCTAATGGGTCAAGGACAGCTTTTAACGCCACACGTACAAATTGGACAAGTTCTGCATTCGACAGTTTAAACAATAAGGTTGTAATTGCTTACAGGAACCAAGATGACTCAGAGCATGGCTATGCTGTTGTAGGCACTGTAAGCGACACATCAATAAGTTTTGGAACACCCGTAAAGTTTAATGCGGGTAATTCAGAGTACATCTCTATTGTTTATGATGCTAACGCTCAAAAGGTGGTGATCTGTTATACAGACGCAAGCAATTCTGATTACGGTACTGCAATAGTGGGTACTGTTTCCGGCACTTCAATAAGTTTTGGAACTGAGGTGGTTTTTGTTTCCTCCACGGCTCGCTTCGTTAGTGCCGTTTACGATAGCAACTCCAATAAGGTTGTAATTGCCTATGTCAATTCTTCTTATTGGGGCAAAGCTATTGTAGGTACAGTATCAGGAACCTCAATATCGTTTGGCGCTGAAAATGGGTATCAAAGCAGTCGTGTAGATCACCCGACTGTAGGCTTTGATAGCACAAACAATAAAGCCGTTATTATGTTTTCAGATGACGGTAATGGTAATTATCTCACTGGAATTGTTGCAACTGTAAGCGGAACAGGCATTAGCTTTGGATCAAAAGTGTCATCGGGCTTTGCAACTTACGAAAACAACTCAAGTATTGATATTGCCTTTGATAGCGCAAATGGCAAAATAGTTGTTGTCACACAAAGCGACGCGTCACCTAACAAGCCGACAGCATTAGTTGCAACTGTGTCTGGAACAAGTTTAAGTTTTGGGTCACCTGTTACTATTAATACTAATTTAACGACAGGTCAGATGCGGGTGGTCTATGACAGTGTGGCAGGCAAGATTAATGTGTTTTATGCCGATAGAACGTCAGATGATGACTTAGTGTATAATGTAGGCACAGTAAGCGGAACAGGCATTAGCTTTGGATCAAAAATTACTTTGATAGCTGCAACCACAGCTTTCGATAGGCCGTATGATTATCCAGCAGTTACATATGATAGCAATCAACAAAGAGTTATTTACTCTTATATGATTGGTTATTCTATAAATACAAACAGAATTGGTGAAAGTATAGTTATAAGAAACGCAGCATCAATTCCCAACCTCACCTCCGAAAACTACATCGGCACAGCCGCCAGCGGCGCACCTAGTGGGCAAGGCTCTAAGATCAACATCAAGGGCGCTGTGGACGAGAGCCAATCTGGCTTAACCGCAGGCCAGAGCTACTACGTCCAGACGGACGGCACATTAAGTACAACTGCCGGAGACCCAAGTGTATTCGCTGGCACTGCTGTAGCTGCAACCAAACTTATCGTGAAGGGCTAAGACATGGCACTAGACACAATTCCAAAGCAAGAGGGCGGTAAGCTCAAGGCCGTTGCATCTGGAACACTGCCCAGTGGACAGCCTGTTGTTGTAAATGCTGATGGAACTGTGAGTGTTATTGGCGGCGCTTCTGAGGCTCTTGGGTCTGAGTCAATCTTCAATTCTGGAGTTACAGACACGCCTTCTTCTGCATATGATGTAAATTCTGGTAAAGTGGTAATTGTATATCGTGATGAGGCAAATTCAGACTATATTGTCGCCGTTGTTGGCACTGTATCTGGTTCGTCAATTAGCTTTGGAACAGAAGTCGTTGTTGATAGTGTAGCTGTAAACACTGACTTACCAATAGTCTATGATGCTAACGCTCAAAAAGTTGTTGTGTTTTACTATGACGGCAGCGGAAACTCTCAAAAAGCAAAAGTTGGCACAGTCAGTGGCACATCTATTTCTTTTGGCTCGTCTACTCAGATCACAACACAGAGGCCATCTAGCATGGCGGCTGCTTACGATGCTAATGCGCAAAAGGTAGTATACTTTTTTGTTGATGCAGGAGGTTTTGCAGATGGTGGGTATCCAAACGCAATTGTGGGAACTGTATCTGGCACATCTATTAGTTTTGGTTCAAATACTGCCATAAAAAATGCCTCATCAGATTATTTATCTATTGCCTATGATAGCAATGCACAGAAAGTTGTTGCTTGTTGGCAAGACCAAGGCAACTCAAATTATGGCACTGCTGCTGTAGGTACAATTTCAGGAACATCTATTAGCTTTGGAGCTCCTGTTGTTTTCCAAAATGCTTCAACAGAATATACTAATGCTGCTTTTGATAGCTCTAACAATAAGGTAGTGATTGTCTATCAAGAAGGCGGTGCAAATAACGACTGTTATGTAATAGTTGGCACAGTTAGTGGCACAAGCATTAGTTTTGGAACAAGGGTGCAGATTACCCCTAACACAACCAATAACCACGGTATAACTTATGACGCAACAGCCCAAAGAGTAGTTATTACATATAGAGATCGTGGAGGCTCAGATTATGGAAAGTATGTAATTGGTGAAGTTAGCGGCACAAGTATTACCCTAGAAACTCCTGTGGTTTTTTCAGCTACCACAACAGATCACCCGTCTCTTTCTTATGATAGTGCAAATAGTAAAGTTGTAATATCTTACAGGGGTACGTCGAATTATGGTCGTTCAAAAGTTTTGCAAGTGGGGTACACCACTCTCACCTCAGAAAACTACATCGGCATCTCCACTGGCGGCGCTGTAGCTGACGGCGGCAACGCAAATGTCGGTATTGTCGGCAGCGTTAGCGACGAGCAGTCAGGCTTAACAGCTGGTCAGCAATACTATGTGCAGGCAGATGGCACTCTAAGCGAGACCCCTGCTGACCCAAGCGTCTTGGCGGGAACGGCAATATCTGCTACAAAGATGCTAGTGAAAACATAAGGCGAAACCATGCCGCTAATCCCTCTCAAGCTCCCAGCTGGTCAGTATCGCAACGGAACTGAATATCAGTCTCAGGGCCGGTGGCGCGACGCAAACTTAATCCGCTGGCATGAGGGCGCTTTGCGCCCCGTTGGCGGCTGGCGTCAGCGTGGTTCTGTTGATCTGAATGGCGTGGCGCGCACAATGGTTGCGTGGGAAGACAACTCCAATAGTCGCCGCGTGGCTTTTGGCACGCACAACAAGCTGTACGCGATGAACGCCGGCAACACTATCAGCGACATCACCCCGTCTGGCTTTACTGCCGGCCGCGTGGACGCAACGGCGTTTACTGGCTACAGCGCCAGTACGTTTGGCAGCGGTCAATACGGCCTTCCGTCTGAGGACACCGGCAACATTTTGCGAGCCACCACATGGAGCCTAGAAAACTGGGGCGAGTTCCTTCTAGGCTGCACCGCTGATGACGGAAAGATTTACCAGTGGACGCTCAACAGCAGCACCCCGGCGGCGGTTCTATCGAATGCGCCCACCGGATGCTCGAGCATGATGGTAACGGAAGAGCGCTTTGTTTTTGCGTTTGGCGCTGGCGGCGACCCTCGGAAGGTTGCGTGGTCAGACCGCGAAGACAACAACACATGGACGGCGGCCAATACAAACGAGGCTGGCGACATTCAAATCCAAACCAACGGCGTAATCCTAAAGGGGCTGCGCACACGCGGACAGTCTCTGATCCTCACCGATCAGGACGCTCACACAGCCACATACAGCGGCCCTCCTTTCGTGTACGGCTTTGAGCGGGTCGGAACATCATGTGGCCTTGTAGCCGCCAACGCCGCGGCGTCAATTGACGAGGGCGTTGTGTGGATGGGCCAGAGGTCGTTCTTTGTGTATTCCGGCGGAGCGGTGCAATCTCTGAACTGTGACGTTGCAGATTATGTATTCAGCGACATAAACAGCGACCAGAAGTCGAAAGTCCACGCCGTAGTAAATAGCCGCTTCAACGAAATATGGTGGTTCTACCCCAGCGGAGGCAGCACTGAATGCGACAAGTATGTGTGCTTTGACTACGCAGAAAAGATATGGACTACTGGCGACATAGATCGCACCGCCGGCGTGGATCGCGGCGTATTCCGTCAGCCGTTTTGGATTGCTGCGGATGGCACCCTGTACGAGCAAGAGGTTGGATTTAACTACGGCACCCAAACTCCGTTTGCTGAAACTGGGCCGATCTCCATTGGCGTCGGTGAGCAGGTCATGGCGGTGCGCGGCATGATCCCAGACGAGAAGACGCTGGGCGACGTGAACGCCACATTCAAAACGCGCTTCTACCCGACCGACACTGAGCGTGATTACGGCCCGTTTAACATGGCTAACCCAACAAGCCTTCGGTTCACTGGGCGCCAGATTAGAATGCGTGTGACCGGAGACGCTTCGTCGGATTGGCGCGTCGGCATCATGCGGCTTGACGCTGCCCCCGGCGGCAAAAGATGAGCCGGATGCTGCCACCTATTACTATGGACTTGAGCCAGTGGGCCGAAAACCTGCGGCGCTATCTTGGGCGCGCTCTGGACCAGCTCGGCTTTAAGGAAACTTATTCATCGGCTTCTGAAAATGGCGTGATGCTATGGGACAACGTGAATGGCTACCCGGTGGTCTCAAAGAACGGTGAGTGGCGTCAGGTTGTGCTTGAGGACGGCCACGGCGACTTTTACATTGCCGCAGACGTAACGGCGGCAAGCGCAAACACAGAATACAAATTAACCTACACAGCTGAAGCATCAAATAGCGGCATAACTCTGGGATCGCCAGCAACTAGAATTGTGTTTGAGGAAGCTGGGGAGTACGTTATATCTTTCTCGGCGCAGATTTCATCTACATCCGCAAGCACTGTTCATTTTTATTTTTGGCCAAGCGTTAACGGTACAGACATCAACAACAGCGCGATGACGACTGCACTGCACCAAAATAACGCAACTTTAATTACGTCTAGGACGCAAATATTTACAGTCGCAGCCAATGATTACCTTGAGGTCAACTGGATGGTGGACAGCACTGCTGGCTTCCTAAACGCCACAGCAGCAGCGTCCCCTGTACCAAATATTCCGGCGTCAACGCTGTCAATTACGAGGTTGCACGGATGACCAGTGAAAACGTCATAAAGGTCAGTTTCGAGCCGCAGCAAGACCCCAAGGTGGAAATGTTCGCCGTTTTGCCGGAGAACCTTCCATCGGTGATCGACGACGCGCGCCGCTTCATAGCGATGTCCACCGCGCGACAGGATAACGTAAGCGCCGATCACATCATCCAAGATCTATATGATGGCATGTCACTATTGTGGATGGTTTACGTCGACGGCACACCAATGGCGTCAGTCGTGACCTGTATTCTGCACCACCCGTTGCGGCGCAATCTGAAGATTGAGTGGATGGGCGGAGAGGACATGCACCTCTGGGCCGGCGAGGCGCTGGCCACTTTGACAAAAATAGCGAAAGAAGCTAAAATGGACGCGATTGAAACTGACGGTCGCAAGGGGTTTGCGAAATACGCAGAAGCGGCTTCCTTCCGTGAAACGCGCAGGCATTATGAGATGGAGCTGAGCTGATGAGTTCGACTAAGACGCAAACAACTAAAATGCCTCAATGGCAAGAAGATTTCATCCGCGAAAACATCTTGCCGCGCGGCATTGAAATCGCAGATCAAGAATACACGCCATACGAAGGCGAGATGATCGCCGGCATGACGCCGCTGCAAGAGCAGGCAATGTCTGGCTTTGGCAACCTCAACATGGGCGGCCAGACTTACGATCAGGCGATAGGCGTGCAGCAAGGTCTCACCAGCTTCAACCCGGCCGACATGGCTGCGGCTCAGCTCGGGCAGGCGCAGACAATGCAAGGCGTCGGGGCGGTAGACGCCGCGCGCGCTCCGGGGCAGATCGGCGTCGACACGCTGGCGACAACAAACTTCGACGCGTATATGTCGCCGTACACTCAAAACGTAATCAACCGCAGCCTCGAGACACTTGGCGGCGCCCAAGAGCAGGCGTTAAACAAGCTGGGCGCTCAGGCGACTGCGGCTCGAGCTTTTGGCGGCTCCCGCCAAGGTGTGGCAGAAGCCGGCACGCGCGAGGCTTACGGCAAGCAGGCGGCAGACCTTGTCGCCGGACTGCAAGAGAAGGCGTTTACGCAGGCGCTTGGCTCCGGCCAGTTTGACATTGGAAACGTGCAGCAGGCTCGCGCATTGCAGTCTGGTCAGCAGATGACAGCTGAGACACTTGGCCAGCAAGCGAGGGAAGCTGCGGCGGCACGCGATCAGGCGGCACGCGCCGGCAACATGGCGGCGGCCAACCAGTTTGCGCAGCAGCAGGCACAACTTCAGCAGGCTGCAAACGCCGCGAACTATCAGGGGCAATTCCAGACTGCGGGCATACAGTCGGCAGCAGCTAACGCAATGGGCAGCCTCGCTGGCCAGCGCTTACAGTCAGAAATGGCGGGCCTCAACGCGCAGATGGCGGCGGGCGAGCAGGCTCGAGCCCTCGAGCAAGCTCAGCTTCAATCAGATTACGCCATGTTCGAGAAAGAGCAGGGGTATCCGCTCACGCAGCTTAACGCGCTTCTGGCGGCGGGATCTGGCGTTCCGGCAGGCCTCGGGACCGTCACAAGCCGCGATCCGTTTGGCGGGTTGACGGCGGTTGGCAACTTGCTCGGCGGCGCTGGCTCAGCGGCTAAAGGCTACAAAATGATGTACCCGTAAGAAAAACGCAGTGATTTATGTAAACGGATTGGACGATAAGCATGGAACCGTATCTACTGACACAAGAGGACATCGACAAGCTGGTGGCCCTCAACAAGGACATGAACGGCGTCCCGGTGGGCGCAGAGGCGACGTCAACTGAGATCGAGGCACTGGGCATCCAGCCAGCAGCGCCTGCCGTTACACCCGTTACTGCGCCTGCCGTTACACCCGTTACTGCGCCAGTAGCCGAGGCAGCGCCGGTCGTGACTGCGCCGGTCGTTACTGCGCCGGTCGCCGCTCCTGCCGCTGATCCAGCCACAAGCGGCGCATCAACGCTCCAGCAGCTACTGGCCGCGCAGGCCACTCCAGCCACCCCGACAGATCCATACGCGAACCTGAGCAAGACGCAGCGCCGCATGTTGGCGTTTTCTGCCTTAGAAGACGCAGGGGCATCACTGGCGGGGCGGCAGGGTGGAAACTTCAACGCCATGCTCGGCCGCTTAAACGAGCAGGCCGATATGCAGCGTAAGGCTACGGCTGCGGCGCAGCGCAATCAGCTTCTAGGGGGTGGACTGGCCAGCCGTGAGGCAATACTTGGCGCGGCTGCGCAAGGCTTGATTGACGGGCCGACAGCTAAGCTGATGATCGAGGAGCTGGATCGCCAGAAAACTCAAGGGACGGAAATATCTGGCAAGGCGGCACTCATTGCGCGTATTGACGCGCTGATTAATGACCCAAACTTGGAAGACGCTCTGGGCCTTGAAGGCATTGTCCGGGGGTTTGTCTCAAGCGTTGGCCTCGACGAGAATGTTGCCCGAGTTAATGAGATGATAAAGCAGATCCGCGGCGACGTGTTCTTGCAGGCGTTTGAAAAGCTGAAGGGCGGCGGCCAGATTACTGAGTTGGAAGGCATTAAGGCTGAGCAAGCTATGGCCCGCCTCGGCCAGATGCAGAGCCACGGAGATTATGTAAACTCACTCAAGGAGCTGCGCTTCTACGTTGATATTTTCTCACGCAGGATGCAAGGAGAGAACATCCCCGACGAGATGATCTACACTCCGGGGCAAGGTCCGCAGGGCGGTTCGACAGATCCACTTAGCGATGAAGACTTGGATAATCTTTACCCGCCATCAACTCCAACAAACTAGGAGATTACTATGGCCTCCACGGCAGCACAGTTAAGAGACCAAGCGCGGCAGGCACATGCGGCTGGAGACAGTTCCGCGGCCGCTCGCTTTATGGAGCGCGCAAGAGCGGCAGAGGTAGAGGCTTCCGCCATAAACGTGCCCGAAGGGTCCACGCTGCTGAAGCAGTACCCAGACGGCGGTTACATCACGCAAAACCGCAAGACGCGGCAGATGAATTATGTGAACCCAGAGGGCGCATATGTATCCGCGGATCAGGGAACCATAACCAGCATTATGCGTGAGGGCGGAAATTTCAAAAAAGTTGTGGGAGGCGAAATGTCCCGCGACGTGGTCGGCGAGGGCCTCACCTCACTGGCAAGTGGGTTTGGTGGGGGCATCCCAGCGGTGCGCGGATATATTGCACAGGCCGGAGCCAAGGCCAGTGAGCTCGGCAGCCAGTTTACTGGGAACCAGCCGATCAGCGAGGAAACCATCCGCGCAGCCATAGGGTCTCAGGAGGCGCAGTACCCGGCGGCAACTGGCCTTGCTCGAACAGCAACTGGCGCAGCGACAGGCGTCGCGCTTGGCGCCGATAAGCTAATTAACAGCGCAAACCCTTTAATTCGATTGCTGCAAGGCGTTGGCGTTGGCGGCGGCTTGGGAGCAGCCGAGGGCGCAATAGCGGGCTACGGTGAAGGCGGCGCGGAAGAAGCGGCACGGCAGGCGCAAATTGGCGGCGTGTTTGGCACTGCCGCTGGATTTGTTGCGCCGCTCGCTGGGGCAATCGCCGGCGGTATCAGCAGGTTTAAAGCAGAGGCGCCGGTAAAGGCTGAAATTCGCAGCATTGGGGCAAAGGGCGACGCGCAAAGGATTATAAAAGACGCAATAGAGGCGGACGGATCGAGCGCTGTGCTCGCGGCTTCCACTGGCACTCCATATGGCTCAATCGCCACGCTGGGGCCAAATATGTCAAACCTGCTAGATGTAGTAGCCAACACTCCCGGCTCCGGCGCGGCAATCATTAGAAAGAACCTAAACGAAACGTCTATCGCGGCGTCAGACGATCTCAACAGATCTCTCGACGACGTTCTTGGGAAGCTACCAGAGAAGCCACAGTCACTGGCTGGGCAGCAGCGAGAGATAATGGATCTTACAAAGCAAGATCGTTACAATCTGTATGGGGAGGCATACGACGTTGAAATCATGCCGGGAGACGAGGCGTCTGATAGAGTGCTAGAATTGTTCTCTCGACTAGAGCCGGAAGAAATGAACCGCGCCGCGCGCCTCATGCGCAGGGAGGGCTTCGACGAAGATTTCATGCTGCCTACCGCTGTAAGTGAAGACGCCGTAAACGAGATCAGGAAAAGATCTGACGCAAACGAATTGTCGATCTCTAGCAATCAGGACGGCACATACACCGTCATGCGGGCTCCGACTGTTAAGTCTATCGACTATCTGACACGCACATTAATTGACGACGCCGAAGCGGCCAAGAGGGCTGGCAGGTTTGGAGATTACAGCGCAATTCTAAAGCAATCCATGCAGCTTCGTCAGGCCGTGGACGAGGTCAGTCCGTCATATGCCGCCGCGCGCGCAGCTGGCAAGGACGCCATAGACCAGAGGTTGGCCGCAGAATTGGGTGACGGTCTTCTCAGCCCAAATGTGTCAAGAGAAGAGGTGAGCATCGCTCTTGAGGCTATGGGGCCAGTCGAGATCCAGCAGGTTAGAAGGGCTCTAAGAAACAAGATTGACGACATAGCGGCAAACGCAAGGGTCAGCCCTGTCCGAAAAGCAGACGCTGAAGTGGTCGAGGCTTTGGCAACTCTTAGAACGCTAAACACTCGAGCCGTGGCAGACAAGTTGCGCATGGTTTTGGGTGATGTCGGGTTTGAAAAGCTATCAAGTCAGATCAGGAACACTGGCGACGCGATGATGATGTCAGCAGCCGTCACGCAAAATTCTAAAACCGCGATACGCCAGCTCGTTGAGGAACGCTTTAAGCAGCTGATCGGCCCAAGTATGGGCGAGCGTGTTGGCCAGCAAGGGCTGTTAAACGCACCAGTGGCTGCCGCAACAGAAATGGCACTTACCGGCGGAACCCAAGCCGACCGCATTGCGGGAGCCAAAGAGCAGCTTGCGCCAATTTTGTCTCGGCGTATGACGCCGGACGATTTGATGCGTCAGGCGCAAACTATTGAGCGAGCTGCCCCCGCAATAGCCGCAGCCCGAGAAACTGGGGCTGCGACAAGGGCTAACGTCACAAGCGGCATTTTGGGCGCTGGCATTGCACAGCAGCCAGCCGGAGCGGACCCCATTATTGAGCCGTACCCCGACCTTCTAAGGATGCTCGCCGGCCCCCGCTAACCGCTATTTCTTAGCAGCTTTCTTAGGCGCGGCCTTCTTTGGCTGCGTCTCAAGCGCGTCTGCGGCTGCGCGGTGCAGCATTGCCGACTGGTCTTGGATGATGGTGGCCGCCTGCTCGCAGAATTTGAACAGCGCCATTATGTTTGTTACGCGGT